GAATGAAGCTCCATAACCAGGAGAAGCAGTTGTTGTAGTATTTGTTCTTGTTATGTCAGCATGATTGATAGTAATAGTTTCATTACTACCTTGGTTAGTAGTAAAGTTACCACCTGTAGATAAATCTGTACCAGCTGTTAGAGTGATAGTAGCATTCTCAATATCACCAGTAACAGCTAATGTACCAGTCTTAGGTCCTGTGAATTCCCACTGATCTGTATTCTCGTTAAATTGTAATATAGCGTTAGCAGCATCGCCGCGCTCTACTTCAATACCAGATCTTAGAGTTGTGGATGGGTTACCTGTTTGATTCTTATTTAGAGTAATAATATTATCTTCTATAAGAAGAGTAGTTGTATCAATAGTGGTAGTCGTTCCATTGACTGTTAGGTTACCAGCAATAACAGCATTACCACCTACGTTAAGATTTCCTCCAATACCTGTTCCACCAGTTACTGTAAGAGCTCCTGTAGATGTACTAGAGCTAGCAGTATTATCTGTAATTTCTACATCTGTGAAATCTACAGCTGTTCCATGCAAAGCAATCTCTTTTTCAGAACCTACTAAGCCCAATTCAAAAACATCAGTTAGCTCATTCCATTGAATAACAGCATCTGTAGTAGAAGGTCTGTCTACCTTTATACCAGCTCGGTTTGTATTTACTACACTTACTGCGTCATTAACTGTTAGATAAGCCGCTGCATATCTTGTATCACCAGCAAATGTAGTTGTACCTCCAACACTAAATGTACCAGTAACTGCGAGATTTCTGGTTACTCCTAAATCTCGTCCAATAGTAACATCATCTGGTAAACTAATAGTAGCAGAAGATCCCTCTCCTGGTGTATGAGTAACTGTAATCTCGTTAGTAGTTCCTGAGATACCTGACATATAGTTACCAGTAGTCTCGGTTCCAAGAATAACACCATTATTTTTAATTGTCACTACACCGGAATTAACTGCAAAGTTATCTGAACTAAATGATGCAACCCCTTTGTTAGAAGTTGTTGCAAGCTCTCCTGCAATAGTAATAGTGTTGTTAGATACAGTCGTATCAATACCTTCTCCACCAGATACAGTAAATGTATCTCCTAAAGTAAATGCATCATTAGTACCTGTATCTGCGGCAAGAGTAAATGCTGTTCCAGTAGAAGTGATTGAACCACCAATGTTTACATTACCGTCGACCACAACATTGTCTCTAAACTCAGCACTATCTCCAACAATTAATGTCCCACCTACAGTTGCATTGGTTGTCACTCCAAGAGTACTACCAACTGTTACTGCGCTGTTAAATGCAGCTGCACCAGCTGCAGACATATCAAGAGTAAGAGCAGTTATTGTTGAACCACCATCGTTGCCTTGGAATATTAGATCTGCATCTGATACCTGACTTGTGATAATAAAATTATTACTTGCCTCTTTAAACGTTCCATAATGTAGAGAGCCATCAAATAGTCTAACGTTTCCTTCATCATCAGCACTCAAATCAATCTTACCAGCTACATCTATAGTCAGAGTACCACCATCAGATATAGTAGAACCATCAATTGTAATATCATCTACTACCAGTTTGTTTGTGGATAATTGAGTTCCGTCATATGTAAGATTAGCATCGTCTTCTAGCTCACCGCCAGTACCTACTATGACAACTCTGTTGTTTGTTAAATCTTCAACTTTAGCTGTAGCTATTGTAGCTGATGTGTCTACATCTAAAGTATCAGCCGACACTGCATCAATATAACCAGTACCGTTAACATGTATATTGCGCCATTGCTGAGCGTTTGAACCTAGATCATATGTGTTGTCTGTGTTTGGAATAATATTAGAATTAATATCAGCGGAGAATACAACATTGTCTGTGTTTGCATCACCTAGTGTTACAGATCCATCTGTACCTGCTTTAAAGTTTACTACTCCATCAACTGTAAGAGTACCATCAATATCCATGTTGCCATGAAGATTAAGATTACCTTTAATAATGTTTAGAGCAGCAGAGTCTCTCATAAACAACTTAGCAGAGTTTATCTGAGTGGTATTAGCTGAATCTAATCTTCCATCAAGTTCTCTTATTGCAGTTGATACAGTGCTTGCAGTAGTACCCATAGCTGCAGCTGTAATCGTTCCTAACTCTGCATCATGCTCATTTATAGCACCAACAATATCTGAGTCTTGTGTGGTTGTAAGAGTTCCTCTCCAACCAACGTCGGCAGAAATAATGTTAACCTTTTCTTGAAAGGTCTTAACTGTATCGCTTATATTTACAATCTGCTTTGGCATCTTTTATTTCTCTACTAGTTTGGTCAGTAAATCTTTTATATCACTTATATCATCTTTTAACTGATCTACATCAGATTTTAATTGTTGTTGCTCCTGCTGTTGCAATCGCCAGTTATGCTTTCTCTTCCTAGCAAGATCGCTCTCAGATCTATTTATATTAATAACAGCACCTGTATTTTTATCTCTTACTAAATCAGTGTGCCCTTCAACTTTTATTCTATCCATTTTATACCGTTAATGCAATAACTCTTAAATCTCCAAAGCGAGGAGTCTTCGCGCTATTAGATGACTTCATAACTATTTTTACTTGGAATTGATCAAAGTCGTCTAAGCTACCTCCGATACCTCCTGGTAAGAATCTATAGTCTCTATAGATACTAGGATTATCATCTGAAGGCATAGCCGTCTCTGGTGCAATGAGAACAAAAGGTTGATCCAACAATCTACCACCACTATTTGTTCTGTAATAAACATCAAAGGCTGCAGCAGAAGGTTTATTAGCCGCTAGCATAATCTTAAGACCTTTTGCTTTTTCAGCTAATGTAACAGGTCTTGTAAGATGCTTAGCGAGAGAAGATCCTCCTCTAGCACTAGTTTCAGCTACTGTACTTAAAGCATTATTGTTATCAATCCTATTGTGAATAGTAGAGATAGATGTTCTTTGCATATCCATCACCGGAGAGACTTTATCTGAAACTGAAGTAAAATCTACTTTAAATGTACTTGATCTAATACCTGATCCTATATTAACATTTGAATTTCGTTTAGTAGAGAGTAATCGAGGTGTAGAAAAATACACATTTCTATTTATTGGGTATGCTGAGTAAGCAGTTTCTTTTTGATAAGCTGTTTCTGATCCTCCTAAGGATTTACCAGATGTAAGTTTAGCATTAAGACTTATATTAGTTGATGGGGGTAAGATATTCTCAACTTTAACTAGCATTGTTTCAAACATGTTTTGACGATCTGCAGTAAAACTACCTCCTCCGATAGTAGAAGAAGAAGCTGTGCTTCCTGCAACAAACCTAATGTTATCTCCATCTACAGCGGTTATAGTTCGTACTCCGTTTCCATTACTAGGGTTATAGTTTATATTATTAGCCGCAATTCCACCTACAGCTGCAGCTCCAAGAATTATAAGATCGTCTCCTACTATAAATCCATGATCAGGTATGTTAACAGTAACAGTTGCAGAATTATTTGTGGTGCTAATAGCATTGGTTAAGTTAGCCATAGGAGGAGAGCTATTTTCTATAATAGCACTACCAGATGTAGCAAACTGAGCTCTCATTAACTCAAAAGTTAAATCTTTAGTCTGATCTGGTTCCCATGTTCTAGCATTTTGAGACTTAAACAAGGATCCTAGAGTTGCTTGTTTAGTTAATTTTTTCTCTGTTGATCCAAGAATAAATTCTCCAGCCTCTGCTACATAGACGTTATATTCATTTGAATCTGACAGCAACACAATTGCATATTCTTCATTACCGGTTAAATATACAGGCTCATCAAATACAAAAGTAGTTACTGCTGTACCATCAGCTGAGACTGTAATAGCGCTTGGAGCTTTAAATACTGTTGAGCCAGGTACAATTTTATCTGCTGAAGGAGATCCATTTACCATAGGACGAAGCTGACCTACAACTGGAGTAGCTCCTGCTGCTGGTTTAGATTGAAATCTAACTTTTATAGAAGTAATAAACACCCCTTCTAAATCCTCAACTATAAAGGATTGTGCAAGTGGATCTTTTCCTCTTCTTCTCGTTTCCACAAGATCAGCAAGAGAAACAGTCGTAGTACCCACAGCTAAATCTACCAGTCTTGTTGATAGTACTGTCTGTTGTCTGTGTATTGTGATACCTTGAGCATAATACTTAGCATCAGCAATCGATGTGCAATCTTCTTCATTGTTAGCTGAAATATCAATTAGAGTAAATGTTCTATCACCACAAGCAAATTTTATATCATTAGTGTGAGGTAAGAAAAAGGACCCTTCTAATTTACCGTTAGCATCTGTTAATAGAGTTGAAGTTGGAGTATTTGGATGCTGGGTTAAGTTATTATAACCTGAAGAGTAATCAGAATCAAGAGTAGAAATACGTCTAAAGGCCTCTTGCTTTACCCAACTAGACACACTCTTATTAGAGAAAAACGGGAAGTGTCTTGTGTTAGGTTTAAGACCTTGCGCCTTAAAGAAGATTTTTCTAGTACGCATATAAGGAATAAAGGTTCTATTAACCTCTACCCCTTCTTCATCTATAAACTCTGTCTTAGTTCTAAGACCTTGAACCTTTACAGATGAATCTATTCTAAACTGAGGTGTTGTAGTAGTGTTACCGTTTCTTACTGCATTAGCTGTGTCTTGTTGAGTAGCTCCAGTAAGTGTATCCCCGAGCTGATCTCCAACTGCAATATTCTCTGCTCCTGACCAGTTAAAGCTCCAATCATCCCAAATTTGTCCAGATATATTACCTTGCTCAAAACCACCATCAACAACGATAGGGTCTGTAAAGGCTGTTTCAAACCATTCATCTGATGTTGGAGAAAGCTCCATAAAGCCTCTCTTCTGTACAACAGCAAATGGGTTTACATTTTCTACACCAGTCATAAATTCGTTTTTAAGATAACTAGTTTCACTGTAGTTAAGATATAGGTTATCACCTTTTATTACTACATTAGAGTTACCAGTGTTATCACTATCATAAAAAAGATTTGTGTTTCTATTTGTAAAAGACGGTCTCAGTTGCTTACGAGAAGGGTCTATAGCAGCTCTATAATCTGGAGAGAGTACAAAAGATCTACGCTGATCTTTAAAGTTATCAACAAAGAATCCAGATTTATTTCTGCTTAGTCCTGCAGAGTCGAAAACGTCAAACTGTGATGTTTCTAGCTCTAACAACGTCAGAGCTGTTGTCTCCTCTAGGTTAGACACGCGCTCTTCTAACTTACCTATATCTGCCATTGTAAACCGTTTATAACGCAGCATTTCTGATTTTACGTCATTATCGTTTATAATGTAGGGGTTCATAGTTACATTAAATAGGTCCATAGAATTTTCTGGAGACTTAGGAAGCTTAGGTTCAACGGCAGCTGCACCTGTAACTACTTTAATCTTACTGTCTGTATCAATAACTACCTTAGCTGATTGACCTTGATAGTAGTTAACATCAAATGTAATAAGATCTGTAGGTTTGGGAAGCTCATTAACAATAGCTCCGGAACCAAATGTACTGTTAGATGCAACTACTGGACGGAAATCTAATACGTTACGAAGGTTAATAACACTACCATCAGCCCTTGTAAAGTCTGGAATATCTTCATAATTAACTTGACCAGTATATGAGTTTACAGCGAAGAAATCACCGCCTGCTCCGTGTTCAAAGAATTTATATTTTACATATACAGCTGAAGGGGCAGTATTACCAGCAATAAGATTAAGTTTACCTAATGCGTAAAAATCATCTCTTTGACCATTATCTGTTTCATAGATAGCTGCAATACTATCTCCATCTGAATCAGCTGATTTAATTACATCGAAAGAAAAAATATCAGCTTTATCAAATGTACAGTTACCAGCACCATCTGGAGAAATAGTTTGAGTTCTTTCTGTTAAAGTCTTTGATCTTACTACTCCTGCCGATTTATTTACATAAGCTAGTACCTCTATACTACCTGGATCTGCTTGTGAAATGCTTGCAGATTGGGTACCAGCATTATTACTAGGTACTGTAGCGTTAGTGTCCACAGCCGCATTAACTCCTGCGATTACCCAATCGTTTACATCAGTAAAAGTTTCACCTGACGCTGTAAGAGAAATAGTAGCATTTCCACTGCCATTAGCAGTTGTGTCAAACTTACGCTGAACAGTTAAAGAGATATCAGAAATAGATTGTGGTCTTGTAGTAGGTAATTCAAATAATAACGAACTGTTGGCTGCATCTTTTAATACTGCTTTGCTATTCTCTAAAACTAAATTCCAATAATCATTAGAAGCAACACCAATTGATTTTACATCAGCAAAGTTCTGACCTGAGCTCATTTGAATTTCAAATAAATACAGTCTATAATTAGCTCCATCTTCTTCTACATGACGCACTCTGGCAGTACCAATAGTAGATCCTCCATGAGTGGTATTACTACGAAGATTCATTTCTTGGAACACATTAATATTAGGAATACCATTATTACCGCTAACAAGAATATAACTACCATAGCTTGCAGCTACTACTTGGTTATTTACGGAAGAAGTGGTTCTAGGTTTATCTAAAGTGATAATTGTATCACCACCTGTTGAGGCTCTGTACCCATCAACATAAGCAGTACCAGCACTTACAATAAAGTCAAATTTTGTATTATCTGAATCATTAGTTTCAAATAAGAGTTCAAATGGTTTTACAATATAATCTCCAGATTCTTCTCTTGTGCGTAGAGCTAATACATTATCAATCTGATTGTAATTATCTACCGCTGTAACTTGTGAAGTGATAGCTCCGTTCTGAATCTTAGCCACTTCGATATAATTTTCATCAGCGCTGATTTCATCTCTTGTAGCAATAGTAAGTTTAATTCTGTAACGATCTGCTCCTGGTGATGCTAAGTTAGGAGTAGCTCCTTGATTATCGAACAGAGAACCATCATCTGAAGATGTGATGATATCTTGAGTGACTTTAAATCCAATACTTAATGAAGGTCTGTTGGAATATTTTGATACAATTTTAGATTGTTCTTTAGCAAACACGAAGTGCTGCTGAGCGAAAAAATCACCTCCATGAATAGAGACTTTACATCCCTGACCTACTGCTGGATTAGTAATTGTGTTTGTTGCTTGTACAGTTAAAGTAAAGCTTGTGCTTGTAAGTTCTTCTCCAGGAGCTACTCTAATAGGAGAAGTACCGCTTGTGCCGCTAGATGTATTTGTATACGAAACATATAATGTAGCAGGATCAGCACCTGCAGCAGCAACAACTTCTATCACTCTAAAAGATATAGAGCTAGCTGAAGTAAACTCCACACCTACTAAGTCTGTAATGTTTGCTGGAAGTTGGTTAGTAGTTGTATCTAGTTTTACAAACTCATATTCCGTGTTAACAGTGACTCCGCCTGGATTAACTGCAGCACCTTCTTTAAAGATATGTTTTCCTAATCTACCTAACTCTGTTTGCATTATAGTTTGTAACTGAGTTAGCTCGCGAGCTTGCAGTGCACGACCACTGTTAAACAACACTCTATGGAAGTTGTCGCTGTCTTTAAAGTCATCTCTATAGGTAGATGAGAATATTTCTGATGTAAACGCTTGTGCCATATTAGTCTTCCATTAGAGTTGGATAATAATTTTTATATCTTCTGTTTGATCTGCAGATCTTTGAATTGCTGCTCTATTATCTATATACATTACTTCACCTGTAGACATGTCTACATCTCCAGGAACAAAAGCTAAAGTATCAGCGTCTGCAGACGCAGCTTCAAGTACTCCAGCACCACTACCGTTTGTTTCTGTAATAGACTCTTGTTCAATAAATGCTCCGAAACGTGTGTCTGAATCTTGAATGTACCACACTGTGTCTGAATCCTCTTTTACAACATAAGCTTCTGCTAATGAAGTACTACCTCTTATAGTTTTATCTACAGAAAATCTTGTATTAATTGTACTGAATTCCATTCGTCTCAAAGCATTACCGGTTACCCCAGTATAAAGATTATTAGAGTTAGGGACTTCAATATTTTTAACTAATGCTACTTGCCTAAAGTCATTACCAACAACCCAATTAGCTCCTTCAGCGCCTGCTGGTTTAGCGGTAAACATAATAGCTGTTGCTTTTAGATCATCTCTAGGATCTGCTCCAAAGCCCGCTGCTGGACCTATAATAGGTCTTGCCTTGGCTCCAGTACCGTTCCCTCCAGTAATTTCTACATGGGCATATGTGTAGTTTCTACCATGAGCTTTAGCACCATCAGAATCTTTAACTTCAATTTTAGTTACAGCTCCTCCACTTACTGTAGCTGTAGCATTTGCTCCTACACCGTTACCTACTATTGTTACAGTAGGTATTGTTGTATAGCCAGTTCCTCCTCCAGTAACTTGATAACTTACAACTTCCCCTGTAACAGCTGCATTTTGTATACCCACTTGCTCAACATGATCAGCTGGATCATCTTCCCCAAATGCTCCAAACTTAGTAACAGGCATAAAGTTAGCTGAAAGAAACTGTGACGCTCTAAGAGCACCAACAGAGTATAAGAACTTCCATACATACCCATCTGATGTTTCAAAAGCCGTGGTGAGAGTACCAGTAGGTTTAACAGTAGATGTAACTGATTGTCCCTGTGCATTCTTACCAGCTTCTAAACACACATAAACGTTATTCTCATCTGTAATAACATAAAAGCTATTTGATGGATGACCAACAGAATTATCATTATAAGATTGATAGACAGCCCCGAGTGCCCAAGAATATCTTGGAACAACAAAAGAGTGAGCTTCAACATTTTTTACAGCGGTCATATTATATTGAGTATCTCTAATAGTTCTAATATTATTAGCTGGAATAGGAGCAGCGTCATTAGCATCCCAATCAATAGGTCTACCTACTGCAACATAATATTTATTTGCTGCACTGTCTATGTCAGCTTGTAAGCTTAGTAGAACTTCTTTCTTAAATCTGTCTGTAATAATTGCTGGCATGTTGAATCTCTTATGCTGTTACGTAGTAAAGTGCTGCTGTATCACTTGAGGCGTATATTTTTGGTGTCATTAACATCCACCCTTGAGTGTTATCAATCCAAACACAATTTACTAATCCATTTTGTCTAATAGTAAAGCTAGTACCGTTTAGGAATGTTGTAGGAGTAATCGTTACAGCTCCTGCATTTCGGTTAGCTAATGTTTTTGTTTCTCCTACGAACGAACCGTTGGCTAATGTAGCTGCGATAGCTGTTCCTGCATTGAAGATAGTAACAGGTCTTTGCAAAGTGATTGCTTGCGCGTTAGACGAAATAGTTTCTGTTCTATATCTAATACCGCTTTGAATGTGTACTAAACCTGCTGCTGTTCCTGTTAATCCTAATCCTACATTAGTATCTGTACCAGTAGCTGCTACTTGAGGAATACCTCCTGTAGCTGCATTAGAAACTTGAATTTCATTTACTGCGCTTGAGGCTGGTTCAAACTTAATAATTTCGGCATTGTTTGTGTCATTTACAGACGTTGTTATTTTAGGAGTAGTAAGGCTAGGAGAGGTAAAAGTCTTATTAGTTAAAGTTTGAGCATGGTCTTTAAACACAATTTCATCATCACCTGTTAACAAAGGTAATGTAATAGTTCTATCCGCTGCTAACTCACTTACAGCAACTACATATTGGTGATTAGCACTAGTGTCGTTAATCTGGGGGGTTGTTAACACAGGTGATGTCAAGGTCTTATTTGTTAGTGTTTGAGTAGCTTCATTTAATGTGACTGTACCTGTAGCTGCAGATAGAGTAACTGTATGTGCACCAGATCCTTCAATGAATCCTAACACAGTATTATGTGTATTACCGTTATAGGTAACTCCAGCATCAGCAAGAGAAACTTTCTGAGTAATCTGAGCACTGTTACCACCTAATAAAGTGTATAACTCTACAAAGTTATCATTAATTTTACCGGCTGCAGCTCTTAAAGTATCACCTGTACCATCATTGGCCGAAGTACCTCTGTTAACATTTTGTCTTGCCATTGTTAAATCCGTATCTGTGGTTAGTTTTATTTATAATGGTTATTATGCTGAATCAGAATCATAGTAAGTATATTTAACTTCATCCATTGTGTCGAAGATTGATCTATCTTGTGACATATCCGCAACATTTGTAGCTGAATCTCCATCGAATGTTGGCGAGCTAGTTCCAATAAGTTCCCCAATTGATCTGTAGTTCTGATTAATCTCATCAATAGAGATGTTCTGAATCTCTTCAACAGATCCAGGAAGATCAATTCTAACTTTACCGTATGTTCCTCTACCGTCTGAATCCACTTCACCAGTTAAGTCTGTTACGAGTAGTCCATCACCCAGTGATGCTTCACCTTGTACGACAGGATCAATGTTAATAATTTCAAAGTCAGGCATTATACCTAAAGTTAACGATCCGGTAGTTTCAAGTAAAACTTGACCTCCAAAGTACATACCAGCTGGATGAACAAATAACTTGTATGCTTCTCTCCAAATTTCTACAGGTATGTCCGCTTTTATTAAGATAGCAAACACTTGATAGAGTTTATCATCAGTTAAAAACTTTTGAGAGTCAAATCCTATTCTAGAATCATCTTCCCCTATCATAAACCTATCTTCTTTTGTATATCTCACATCAGGTGTTATACCAAAGAATGTTCTAAAGAATTGTTGTATAGAATATAGAGTACCTTTGGATCTATAAAGAGTGTTAGAGAACTTAGCTGCAGCTCTTTTATTATCAAAGCCTTCAAAATAAGATTGTCCTAATAGAAGTTCATCTTCTATAAAAGATAGAAGAGATAAGTCATTCGCCGTTATATCTCTAGCTGTTATTATATCATGTACAAGTCTTGCAGGAGACTGATCTGAGTCTTCAAATTGATTATAAGCTTTTAGTAGAGATATAAGCTTAGGATATTCCGTTTTAAAATAATCAGGTAAAACCTGTTCTACCATATGG